GGTAGATAATCTCGCAAATCAGCCCAATCACCTGCATTAGGAACATAAACTAAACACAGATCTGTACCTGGAATATCCTTCGAATGATCTCTTGAAAGAATGGCTTCAAAAGTTTGTATTCTCTTTGTGCCACGACTGATCTTCACAGTCATTTCATGCTCTTTCCAAATATGCTGCGGTAGCACGGCTATATTAGACTCCATAAACATCAAATCACATCCGCATGGTTTACCCCGCTCATTAATCCAAACAAATTGCGTCTGATTAGTATATACCTTAGACACTAATTGCTCGGTTGTAGCGGTTTTGCTCTTTTCAGAACATGGTAATGGAGCCACGTACACCTGGTCCCAACCTTGCTCTTTTGCAATAGTCTGTTCAATTTCTGCCTCTTCATCACGTTCTTCCACCTCTCTAATCGAGGTTGGTGACAAATTACCTTGAGGTTGTAATTCAACCAAGCGAATATGCTTCCAAATACAAGACAGAGCATAAATAGTACCAAGCGCTATACATCCACCAGTAAGATATGAAACAGATGCATCTCTATATTTGCGGAATGTAACATTAAGGCTACCATTCTCGTGATTAATTCTAGCATACAAACGAGCTTTCTCAATTTCTGTGACTTGGGAAAAACGTAACAAACAATAGAAAGTTAGACATCCATGCAAGAATTTCACAGGCACACGACACGTTAACATAAATGTAAAAACAGCATAAATCAATAAAACTGCATATAACACATAACGTGACCGGATAGAATCCCGCAATTGGTCGGCATTGGTATACAAAATCGCTTGTTGTAAAACCTCGTTCTCTAACCATTGCTTAGGAACATAATTGGTCCATTGAAAATACGGTGAACTTTCGAGGTACTCCAAACGTTTCTCCATAGCAGATAGAGTCTTACTTTCAATAACAGATCCAAACTGAGACCATAACGTGGAAACTCTCTTTCGTCTCTGCATGTACGCATTCACAGCAAATGTAGAAATCAATGAGCCAAATTGGCATTCCAAAGCATCGCTAAAAT